AATAAATGTAGCAACAGAATTCAAAGATAAACCTCTTGTAAAATTTACAAGAGGTGTTCTTTACGCGGTTTGTGCTCCAACTCTTCCGCAAGAAATTAAAGATCAGGCTTTAGCAAAAGGCGCTGATACAACGCTGACAGATATAAAGGACTGGAAATCCGACTACGAAGCCGAGCGCCAAGCCCGCGAACTGTTTGAGCGCCGCGCGCAAGAAAGCCAAGCTGAATCCAACGAGCGCCGTAAGACCATCCGCGAACTCGAAATACAGATTGATCTTCTAAAAGCGCAACCCGCGCCAAAGCCGGGGAAGGTTGTCGTAGCGCCGGATGATTACGAGCAGGTCAAGCAAACCGAGCGGGATTTACGCAGTGATTTGGCGGAACTGAAACAGCAGCAGCGGGAGCTGGTGCAGCAACAAGTCATAGCCAAGCTGAAAGAGCGCGAATCCGAACTGGCTGAAATAGACCGCAAGGTGCAACGTGCTGAATCGCTGCTGGCGGGCTTGCAAACCCAGATTGACCGCTACTCCATGCAACAGCGGGAATTGAAGGTGCATCTGGACACCATCGAAACCGCCCGCGTGTCAATGGCGTTGCTGGCAGCCAACCTGGAAGGATTTGGCGAGGTTATTGACCGTGACCACGAACTCCGGCAATGGCACGCATTGGCCGATATGTTGCGTCAGGGCGCGGCGGCGATTGAGCATTTCATTGGAAGCACCAAGCCCGCCCTTTCGGTGGTTCGCGGAGAAGTCGCATGAAAACAGCAATCATGAAAATAATCCCGACCGTAACTATCAATGGCTGGCGCTTCGCACCCCAATGCTGGCGAGACTATCTCAGGCGTCCTTTGAGAATCGAAAGGTCGCCGTATTATCTCAGTATTGAGATTTTTGGGTTTTATCTTATTTTCGAGAGGCAGGATAACGTATGAAAACCATCTATACTTATCGCGCTTGCATTGACTGTCGGCATTGTATTCGCCAACAAACAGGTCCGCATGAATGGAGACACGATTGCTATCTCATGCAATTTGAGTTTCCAAATGCTGAGTATTGTAATCTGTATGACCCGCAGCCGCCGCTCTATAATCCACCCGAGCAAGGAATCGGGTTAGGTTATGTTTGGGATAACGAGTTTGAGGGCAGGCCATAGGAGGGATTTGCAATGCAAGTAAAGCGAGTGAAGATAACAAGTGCCCTCCTGGACAGTTATTGGTATGCTGACAAGATCGGCCAGGAGTTTTACATTTTCGATGTTAGCCATGTGGCAGGGACATGGACATCTCGACAGAGATACGAGATTATCCAAACAGGCACATACGCCATGAGACCCACACCGCATTATATAGATGAAGGCGATTTTGAGGTTTTAGACGTGTTTGATGCAGACATACTCGAACAAGTAACCATTGAAATCCGCCCGACAAACCGGAATATCCAGGATTTTGATAATGAATGATATTGATCCTGTGGTTGAGCGAGTACGGGAAAAACTCCGCTTACGAAGCAATACCGGAATAAAGAAATACGGGCGCACGATGGATCGAGAGGATTTGGATACAGTGGCATGGCTACGTCATGCGCAAGATGAATCTTTGGATTTGGCGATTTATCTAGAGCGGTTGATTGCTGATTATCGCCTGGAATCAAATGATGGGCGCTAATGCGTTTAAGCTTAAAGCAATCAAAGCATCCGAGTCAGATTTGCAGTCCCAGATTATCGACTATCTGCGCTGTGAGCAAAACCGAGGGCGCATTGCCTGGTTTTGTCGAAACAATAGCGGCGGTATGTTCGATAAAACAAAACGCTTTTTATGGTTCTATCGTTTGTTCTTGCGCCAGCATGATCCTATTTCAAAGGGCAAGTCTGATCTGGACGGACAATTACTGGGGGGCCGGTATTTCGCGCTGGAAGTCAAGGCGGATGGCGAAAAAGCTACGCCTGAACAACTAAACTTTTTGCAAGCGGTCCGCGATGGCGGCGGAATTGCGGCGGTGGTGCGCAGTTATAGTGACGTGCAATCGGTCTTGTTTGAAAATCTGGATAAGAGTATTTTGAGGTAACGACCTTGAGCGTTCCGATAAAACCGTGGACTGAACCCGAATTGACCGTCCTCAAGCAGTACTATATCGCCGAACCTACGACTGCACTGGCTAGTCGGCTGAATCGATCCGTTCGATGCGTTCGCAGCAAGGCTAATCTGCTTGGAGTCCGAAAGGCTCCCGACAAAAACCAGACGCATCCGCGCGCGCACCGGTGGACCGAGGCGGAAGATGAGTTGCTGCGCAAGTTATGGCTGGATGTCGGGAATCGGGTAAAAGGGCATACTTCGCGCTGGGCGGCGCATAAACTTGGCGTGACTGTGCAACAAGCTCGAAATCGGGCTGCTGTTTTGGGGTTGCGCCGCTGCCGAATCAAAGAAGCGTACTGGAGCGATGCAGAGTTGGAGCTACTCGATCAATGGCTACACTTGTCACCTCCGTTGATCCGCGCACGTCTGAAGAAGAAAGGGTTTCACCGCACGGAAAGCGCCATTGTCGTACAACGCTGGCGCCGGTTTGGGGGCCTGGCGATGGCGACCGGCGGGTATAGCGCCACTCAACTGGCCGAATTGCTAGGGACAAGTCCTCGCCCAATCCTGGGCTGGATCGAAAAAAAATGGCTTGCCGCGACCCCGAGAGGGGATACACTGAACGAAACGGGCGGCCCCGGGGATCGATGGATCATTACGCCAGCCGCCGTTCGCAAGTTTATCGTTGAAAATCCAATCCAGGTAACGAGTCGAGTCAATCTGGTTTGGATGATTGATCTGTTGGCTGGGAAGTAATTTGGCTAAAATTAACAATGAAACCATTTGAGTTAACACCTGAACAAATTATGACCGCATTTCCAGGGGTCAAGGTCAAGACGATCTGCACTTATTGGCCGGCGATTCGGGATGCGTTGGAAGACGCGCGGTTAGAGTCTGCTATGATAGTCGCATATGCGCTGGGCACTATTGCCGCAGAAAACGCCGGCTTTACGCCACTCACAGAAATGATTTCGAAGTACAACACCCGCCACAGCCCTTTTGATCAGTACGAGGGGCGGGTTGACTTGGGCAACATGATGCCCGGTGACGGCGAACGCTTCCGGGGACGGGGTTTTGTGCAACTGACCGGGCGCGCAAACTATGCACGCTACGGCGACCGGATAGGGCTTGATCTAACCGAACTGCCGGAACTGGCTGGGGACCCCAAAGTGGCGGCGCAATTGCTGGCGCTGTTTATCGCGGATCGGGAGCCGGCCATTTTGACGGCGTTAAAGGCCGGAAAGTTGGCGGTGGCGCGCAAGCTTGTTAATGGTGGTACTCATGGCCTGGATCGGTTCGAACGGGCCTACAACGCGATTTTAGAGGCGTTACGGCATGGCTGAGATTGTAGATGGGAGCGAGCGGCGGGCCGCGTGGTTTGATACCTCGGCTGTTTTATCGGCCATCAGCCAACTCGAAACGCGAGTGGCGGTCCTGGAAGCCAGGGCTGGAGCACAAGATACGAGGCTATTGACCATCGAAGGCGATCTGAAGGACACCAAGACCGGCGTACAGCGGGTTTTGCAATGCCTGCAAGAACATACGATTATGGAAGAACGTAATCGCGTAAGGCTGCTATCATGGATTATCGCTACGCTAATATCCGTGTTAGGATTCGGAATTGCCGCTGTTTGGCAATTTATCGTGTTAAAGACTGCCGGAGGTTAATTATGGACTGGAAGGCGCTCATCCGTGAGCCGAGCACTTATCGCGGCCTGGTTTGGTTACTGACCGCTGCCGGTCTGACCCTATCCCCTGAACAACAAGCCGCCATCATTGGCGCTGGCGCGGCCCTGGCCGGCATTATCGGCGTATTCTTTTCTGATACCCAGCAATAGGTCAAACCATGAAAAAAACCTTAATTGCTTTGTTGTTCGCGCTGTCCGCTCCTGCTTTTGCGGACAATTATCAGGTCACGTTCGGGTGGACTGACCCAACGACTTATATTGCCAGTGATGCTCCGGTCTATACTGCGAAGTATCGAGTTGCCGGCGGTTCGGAAGTTACGATTCCATCACTGGCGACCCCAGGCGGCACGTTCAATGCAACTGCG